GCAGTGCAAGCACTTCATCGAGGCGCTGGCCCGGTATCAGAAGTTCTCGGACATCCGCAACGTAGGGGCCGCCATCCACTCAATGATCGAGAGCGTCACCGAAAAGATGGATGACGCGGGCTTCAACGAGGAGGAGGACTGGACATACCTGACGAAGCTGTTCGGGAGTAACGCCATCCCGGCGGAGTCGGCCGCCACGATTACAAAAGCCATCAAGAAGGCGGAAAAGGAAGGGACAGTCACCAGCAAGAACAGGTGGCAGTTGATTGAGGCGTGGGCCACCGACTACCTGGCAGGAAAGTGAGTGATGTGAGATGCCAGCCCTCAGCAAGTACAATTCTGAGTATCACGACGATTGGGCCTGGTCGCTGGCTATCAAGGGTGCTACAAACGAGGAGATTGCCCAGGCGTTTGGCATTTCTACCCGGACCTTTATTCGCTGGAGGCAAGAGCACGAGAGCCTCGACAAAGCGGTGACAGAGGGTAAGGACATCGCTGATTCCAAGGTTGAGAAGTCCCTCTACCAGAGGGCGCTTGGCTACCAGGTGACAGATGTTGAGAAGACCATAGACATGGACCCGAAAACCGGGGAACAGAAGCCGGTCAGGGTCAAGAATACGACAAAGACCATTGTGCCGGACACTATGGCCATCATGTACTGGCTGAATAACCGGAGACGCACCCAGTGGTCACAGCGTCAGGAGGTCGCCCTCTCCGCCGGCGATGACTCCGAGGATGTTGTGATCTATCTGCCGGCGAATGGGCGGGACCCGGATGAGCAAGCCGGAAAGTAAGAAAGTTCGTGTGCTGCGCCCCCAGTTCGGACCGCAGGAGCAGTTCCTGGCGACGCCGGCGGACATCTGCATCTACGGTGGAGCAGCCGGCGGCGGCAAAACCTACGGCCTGTTGCTGTCGCCGCTGAGATACAAGAATGTCAAGGGCTTTGGCTGCACGATCTTCAGGAAGAACTATAACCAGATATTCAGCCAAGGCGGTCTCTGGGACGAAGCCCAGAAGATGTACCATGGCATCAAGGGCGCCCAGCGGAAGATCTCCGAGGGCGCTTGGTCTTTTAACGACAAAGAAGGCGCTACACTCGGGAAGGTGTCGTTTGCCCACATCGAGAGGGAAGAGGAGCTGGACAAATGGCAGGGCTCCCAGATCTGCGAGATTGGCTTCGATGAGCTGACGCATTTCTCGGAGAACGTGTTCTTCTATATGCTGTCCCGCAACCGGTCGACCTGCGGCGTAAAGCCGTTTGTGCGGGCTACCTGCAACCCGGACGCTGATAGTTGGGTCGCAAAGTTCATTGAGTGGTGGATCGACCAAGACACCGGATACCCCATCCCCGAGCGTTCCGGCATCATCCGCTGGATGATACGGAGAGATGAAGTCATCTCCTGGGCCGACACGAAAGAGGAGCTCTGGGAACGGTTCAATCTGAACACCCAGGAGGAGCGTGACGAGCCCAAGTCGGTGACTTTTATTATGTCGTCTGTGTACGACAACCAAGAGCTGCTGAAGATCGACCCTGGCTACCTGGCCAACCTGAAGGCGCTGTCCCTCATCCAGAGAGAGCGGTTGCTGAAGGGAAACTGGAAAATCAGAGCTGCCGCCGGGCTGTTCTTCAAGCGGACGCAGATAGGCGACAAGTTGAGTATTATTCCGCAGGACGTGGTCCAGTGGGTGCGTTGCTGGGACCTTGCCGCCACAGAGAAGACCGAGAAAGGCGATCCGGCGTATACGGCTGGTGTCCTGATTGGGAAGCGAAAGAATGGCCGGTACATCGTGGCAGATGTAGTCAACAAGCAGATGTCCGCCTCGGATGTGCGCAAGACGATCAAGCTCACGGCGCAGACGGACAGAGCTCTCTACAAGCGGGTCAGAATACGTCTACCGCAGGATCCCGGTCAAGCTGGAAAAGAGCAGGCTCAGTCCTACATCAAGTTCCTGTCTGGCTTCGATGTGACCGCTGTTTTGGAAAGCGGGAGTAAGGAGTCAAGAGCTGAGCCCATGGCCGCCCAGTGGCAGGCAGGGAATTTTGACATTGTAATCGGAGACTGGAACGAGATGTTCTTGACACAGTTGGAGAACTTCCCGGACGGAAAGTTCAAGGATATGGTCGACGCGGCCGCCAACGGCTTTGCCGAGATCGAGATTAAGTCGGCGTTCAACGTCGGCAACCTGATTTGATAGAACCGGAGGTGATTGACATGGGAGACAGGCGGAAAGACCAGGCGGAGCGCATGGCGAGGTATGCCCACCTGATCGAACAGCAGGCCGGCAAGGCTGTGCGCCCCTTCCGCACCGATGGGTATGTGAATCTGCTCAACCGGTACGGGACCCAGCAGGACACCACGGAGCGGTATCGCTATCAGGCTGAGCCGATGGTCCCGGACGAGCTGCTGACCATGTACTATGAAGGCAACGGCCTGTTCGCAAAGATCATCGACACACCGGCGGAGGAGGCCATCAAACACGGCTTCAAGCTGGAAGGGCTGAAGGACCAGAAGGTAGAGGACTTTTTCACCGAGGCCCTGGATGAGCTGGACTGGGAAGAGACAGCTATGACCGCCATCCGATGGGCCAGGCTGTTCGGTGGCTCCATTGCCGTCATGCTCATCAATGACGGGCGTGGCCTTGAGGAACCACTTGACTGGCGCAGCATTCGATCCATTGATGAAATCCGTGTGTACGACCGGTCCGTCATCCAGCCGGAGGAGTGGAGTATGTTCTCCTACGACCCCCAGGACCCGTTCCGCACAAGGGGGTCTCGGCTCGGTATGCCGGAACGATACAATGTGAGCAGCCGCTACGGCAGTTTCGTGGTCCATGACAGCCGGTGCCTCGTGTTTCAGAACGGCATCCTGCCGGAGAACACGACCAGCTCGGTTTACCAGCTCTGGGGCATCCCGGAGTATGTGCGTATCCAGAGGGCCATTCGTGACGCCGAGATCGCCCATGGCAGCGCCACAAAGCTGCTCGACAGGTCGGTGCAGGCGGTCTACAAGATGAAGGACCTGGCTGCCGAGCTGGCCACTGAGGAAGGCGAAGACCGTGTGCTTCGTAGGCTCCAGACCATCGACATGGCCCGTGGTCTGTTGAACAGTATTACCATTGACAAAGATGGCGAGGACTACGACTTCCGCCAGTTCCAGTTCAGCGGAGTGTCCGATGTCATCGACTCGACCTGCAATTTTCTGTCGGCGCTGACCTCGATCCCTCAGACCATCCTCTTTGGGCGGTCCCCGGCTGGCATGAACGCCACCGGTGACGCCGACCTTGAGAACTGGTACAACGCCCTGGAGAGAATCCAAAAGCGCATGGTGAAGAAGAACCTGCGCTATCTGCTCTCAGTGGTGTTCCAGGCGGGCGTCCGAACCGGGGAAGTTGACGAGGTGCCGAAAATCAAGATCTCATTCAATCCGCTGTGGTCCCTGAGTGACATGGAGCAGGCCGACCTTGAGCAGAAGCGGGCCCAGACCCAGCTCACCAGGGCGCAGACGGCGCAGTTGCGGTAGCGGACCTGGACGCCCTTCTTCGTGGCCTGGAGCCGGACCTTGCTGGAGTGCTTGCCGTCCATACCGGCGATGATGGCCTTCACGGTGTCCAGCGCGGTCTCCTCGATGCTGGGGACGGTCATGTCGATGTTCTCCAGGGCCTTGCGCTCGTGGAGCTCGGCAATCGCAGCCCCCAGGTTGAAGGGGACGACCAGTGCGGTGCAGGTCTCGGGCTCAGCGGGGGCCTCGATGGGCTCGGCGGTGAACACGGTCTCGGTGGTCTCGACCTCAGCGGCGGGGACCTCGACCTCGACGGCCTCCATGCTGATCTGCTCGGTGGTGTTGGCCTCGTACTCCTTGCGGCTGATGACCTTGCGCTTGCCGTTCTCATCAACTTTGTAGAAACGTGCCTTGCCGTTCTTATCGGTGGTCTGAATGTAAGTGTAAGTCATGGTACTCATCCTTTCCGGCCTGCTGGCCTATCGGCTCTGACCGCTCTTGTCAGTCAGTTGTTTGTTTCTTTCGCTATCTTTATTATAATATTTTAAGACTTTTTTGTCAATGGTTTTTCGGAATTTTTTGGCAAAAACATGAATTTTTTCACGCTCGTTTTGCTTCTTCGACGTGCGCCTCGGCAGCTTCCAGGCTATCGAACCAATCGTTGTAAATGTCTTTCCGAGCGGTTGACTTGAAGCTGTTCTTCGGTTGGGCCTCGGCTTCCACGCTTCGCGTGATATGGGAAACAACCCGGCCCCGGTCATCGAAGCTGGAGGTAACGCACCAGAACGTCTTCAGTCCGG